TATGGTAAGAAAATCTTTGATAAGATTATGGCTTCAATGCAACCAGAGTTTGAAGACGAAACACCTATTAACCCTTTCGATTTCTGGGAAGGTGCGAACTTCAAGTTGAAGATTCGCAAGGTTGATGGTTTCTGGAACTATGATAAGTCTGAATTTGATAGTGTAACTGCACTTGCAGACAGTGACGAGAAACTTGATGGTATATGGAAAACTCAGTATTCATTACAAGATTTTCATGCACCGACTAACTTCAAGTCATATGATGAGTTGAAGAAACGTCTTGATGATGTTCTCTCTGGAACTGTTACTGCATCTGCTGCCTCTATGATTGATGAGGACGTTGTGGAAACACCACAGTTCAAAACTGAACCTCAACCGACCATTCCTAGTGTAGAAGAGGATGATGATGACACTATGTCATACTTCCAAAAACTCGCTAAGGAATAAGGGTGACTACTCAATAAGTCCGTCCATACCCACGGTTAGGTAAGGTGAAAGGGAGAGTAGAAATGCTCTCCCTTTTTTTATTTGTATAAATACTCTTGAGAGAGTGAGAGGTGCAAATAAATGGTAGACCCAATTTCAGCAGTTGCCTTAGCAACTGGAGCTTTCAATACCATCAAAGCTGGTTTTGCCGCTGGCCGAGAAATAGAATCCATGGCTGGAGATTTGTCTCGCTGGATGGGTGCTGTAAGTGATATCAAAAAGGCAGAAGAGTACAATAAAAAACCCCCCCTATTTAAAAAGTTATTTCAAGCTGGTTCTGTAGAAGAAGAAGCTATGCAAATCTTCATGGCTAAGAAAAAAGCAGAGGATATGAGGAATGAGTTAAAACAAATAATCTCATTTACCAGAGGCCCATCTGCTTGGGAAGAGCTCTTAGCTACTGAAGGGGATATTAGGAAAAAACGTCAGAGAGCAATCTATGACCAACAAGAACGACAAAGGAAAGTCATTGAAGCTATTATGGTAGTTATACTTATGGTAGTTATACTTGGGTTTATTGGTGGAGTTACATGGATGTTTATGCAAACTAGAGGTATGGTTTAATCCATTTTAGCACCAGCCGGAGCCGCACCATCAACCAATTGTGTTGATGAAAGTGTTTGATTACTAGAATTCCCACTATTATTAGTACTGTTATCAATTTGATTAATGATAGTTGTACCTTTGTTTTGTGATTGTAATTCTAATAGTTCTTGTTGTAGTGATGCAATTTCTTCTTTATCATCAGACTGACCAACACCTTCACGACCAAAGTAGACATTTTCTCCACCTTCAGACCTTGTTATTCTGTTTTGTGCTTCTGCAATTGCAGTCTTTATATTCTTTGCTTTTTCTGCTGGACTTTCATCTATAATACCAAGTGCTTTTAGAACTGTTGATGCGCCTGGAATACTTGAAACAATTGCACCAACATCAATATCAAGAAGACCTTTAAACCATTCATAGATACCTTTTATTGCATCAACGACTAATTTACCAATTGAGAAACTTTCACCTTCTTGTCCAAAATCTTCTGGTTTAAATCCGAATAACCCCATTAACCAATTAACTGCAAGATTATATGGTGCAAGAATAATATCAATAAACTTAGTTACTGCTGTTCCTACATTACCATCTTCAGGCCATGAGAATAAATCTTTTACCCACTGAACTGCCATAGTAAATGCGCCTGTAACAGTGCTTAAAAAGTTAAATTTATTTTCTGGGTCACTCCACCCAAATAATCCCAATAACCAATTTACTGCAAGATTAAATGGTGTGGTAATAAGGTCAAGGAAACCACCTTCACCGACAAGGCCTGTCCATAAATTTTTAAGTGCTGTTACTGGGTCTGTAAATAACTGACCAAACCATGCAAATGCTTTCTTACCAAAATCAAAGACTGCACCAATACCATCTGTAATTAACTGGGAGAAACTAAACGACTTGAGTGCATCAGCTGATTCATCAAAACCAAACATACCCAACATCCATGCAACTGCACTTTTTAGTAAATCAAGAGGCATACCAATAATAGAAGTAAGAAGACCAGAAAGACCACCCTCTAATGCACCTAACCACCCATCATCTTCATAACCTTTTACTGCACCCTTTACTGTATCAAACAATGTCATAAGTACGGTAACTGGTAAGAATATTTTACCAAGTACAGTACCAACAGTTCTTGCAAAAGTTTGTATTGCACCAAACCCTTTCATAAAACCTTTCATACTAGAAAGACCACTTTTAATTGTACGAAAGATTCTTGATACTCTTCTACCAAATCTTTTTATACCATTAATAACACCAAGTATAGGTCTTGTTGCTCTACCAAATGTTTTCTGCAAATCTTCAAACATTGCAAGACCTTTAAAACCTTTAATATCACCAACCTTAAAAAGATTTTTAACAGTATCAAGAAATGTATCAATTGTTTTACCTAGACCAGTTCCTTTAAATTTAGTACCTAAATTGTTAAAGAACGCCTTTATTGGTGCAAACGCTTTACTTAATCCACCTTTCAACAGTGTATCTAAAAACTTTACTTCTTTTACAAGTTGTGTGAAAAATGCAGATATTGCTACAAATGGAGCTGCAACTAGACCAGCAAGAATACCTAGACCCATAAGACCTTTATCTTTTAGACCAGCAAGACCAGCAAGAAGGCCATCCTTTAGTCCAAAAATACCATCACGAATATCTTCCATAAGAGTTTGATTTTTGTCTTTATCTCTTTCATCTGCATTAATTTGTTTTTGTTCTTTTGCATCTGTTTTTGAATCGGCATTGAAAGATGCTTTGAGGGGCTTAGATACAGCAGAAAATAATTTTTTAGTAACACCAACACCAGGCAAAGAATCAATTCCTGCCTTCATAGATTGAAGAGGTGCCATCAATTGGTCAGCAAAAGGTTTGAATGATTCTTTCAATTCATCCTTAATGACTCTTGCACCTTCTACTTGACTTTGTTTTAATGCGTTGATTACACCTTGATTGTTCTCTGCCATTTAATTGTCCTATTTCTTTTTAGTGTACGCCTGTGTTCCAAAGAACGCAGCGACAATTGCAGCTACTGAAACAAAGTAAGTTGCAGCCATGTCACCAAGTATTTTTGATGCTTGGTCTAATCCAATCAAATTTGCAAGTACTACTGCAAACGGATATAACAACATACCAAATAAAGCAAACCATGCCATTGAGCGCTGTGCATCTCTCATTGCATCAGCATCTTCAAGTTCTTTACGTTTGAACTCTAAGAACATCTCATGTTCTGTTTCAGACACCTTACCGTCACCATTAGTATCTGCTGGGTGGTGTTTCTTTACTTCTTCTTCAGACATTTATCTATTTCCTTTTTTCTCTTGCAACTCTCTCTTTTTCATCTTTAATATATTGAGACAATAAACTTACATATATTTCCCTTTCCCACGGCATCATATTATCTAATTCTGTCAAACTATAGTTATAATGTTGCATCATGTTAAAATTAACTTGGAAGTAAGTTCCCAAGCTATCATGTGAAAGGGCTATCCTAAAAAACTTTGCATCCCTTCAAGTACGATTTCATTTTCAACACCAGTATTTGGATTAGTTACTTTTACTGTATGTTTTAATTTAGGCATAGTTTGAAAGAAATCAGTTACTTTTTGGAATTGGTCAGTTGTCATCTGTTCGATAAAATCTTCTAATTCCTTTGCACTCATTTCATCATATACTTCATTCTCATCAAATACATTTTCCAAACAATCATTAATAATTTTGAAAGTACCATCCATAGTATCCAATTTATCCATGTCATAACCCATGAGTTGTTGCATAGTAGGATATTTCATAGTCAATCCAATTTTATCATTAATCATAATAGTAATATCATGACCTTCTGTTTTGACAACTTTTATGTCCTCAAGATTAATAGTCACTGGTACTTTAGTCTCACCATCATCTTCACAAGTAACTTGTAATTCGACAGTTTCACCAACAGATTTACACCTAATTTGTAAGAACATATATTCTATATCAAATGTTGGTAACTTTTCAACTATATTATCAATCTTACCAAAAGTACAACTTTTAATAATTTCAACAACTGCTTTGGATTGTGCAGAATTATCTTTACTCTCCATAGCCATCATCAAGATTTTCTGTTCTTTAACCAAAAATGGTCTGAACTCTATTTTTTCCCCAGTTGATGGAATTTCCATCTCATAATTTGGGTTATTCAATACTGGCAATGCCATAATTTATTCTCCTATATTAATAATTAAAATAATCGCCTCAATACTTTCGGTACATTTAGTTGGATATTTCTAAGAATAGTGTTTTTTAGAATATCTTGTAAAGTACTATCAAGATTTGCTTTTTGTGGTTCAGTTGCAATATTTCTCCAATATCTATATGCAAATTCAACCGACACTTTTTGGATTTGATTAGAATTACCATGACCATATGCGTTTGCAGATATAGTAACTGGAAATGTTTCTTCTAATTTACACCCATAAGTTCTTTCGTCTTGTTCGTTCAATTGATATATTTCAACCGAACCAATATATTCTTTGTAATAGTTTATATTGTATGTATCTGGATTGTATGTAATCTTCTGCCATTCCTCAAAGAAATATCTTTCTGCAAGGTCAGAGCCACAGTAGAAAGTTGCTTCTATTGGTGCAAAGGTTTGTCCTTGTACTATTTGATGTACTGGCCCGTATATATTACTATTATTCTGTGTTCTTAAACTTCTGCCTGGAATAGAGATTGAATCGCAACGAAAAGATATTCTTCTTGCAGTCTCGCCTTGTAGTTGTGACAATACATTTGATGACATTGCAGATGAACCAGCATCATCCGCTGAACCACTAGTAACACCAGATGGTAAGAGTATAATAACTTCATATCTGTTTGCTTTTGCATATCCATCTCTGGATGCATTATGTTGTAAGAACGCATTTAGAGAACCAAATGCAGCTCCACCCAAAACATTTGAAAAGTTAAATTTTGCCATTAAATCATCTTCCTAGAATCTGACCAGACTTTTGAATCTGATGCTTTCTTAAACCTTTGTACTGGTAACATGATTGCAGTTAAGTTATCTTCTGGTTCTATCTTTAAACACATTGACCTTAAATATCCAAACAAATACCTTTTAATTGTAGGCTTAGTTAATCTACTCCCTTCAACTGCACTCACACTTAACTTGTCTTGACCAGCTGCATCTAATAGTCTTGCTCTCATTGCATATGGTAGGTAGTGGAAATTTAATCCATAAAACCCACCTTCTGCTGGTTTTAAATACATTATAAGTGGAAATGTATCATAGTATGGTAACTTCTTTGCACCCTTTGGTGCATAGATAAACATATTTAGGTGTTTTGGGATAGGTTGCTTGTTTAGTTTTCCAGAACGTAAGAGTTCTGCCGTATTTGGAGTACCCAACTCTTTAATACGGTTACGATACCATTGGTATGGTTCTGTTCCAGTTTTAATCTGCGCTGAGATTTTATCAAAATAAGTTTCTTCTGCCACTAGAACCAACCCATCGCCATTTTAGTTTCTTCAGGCACCATATCCATATTGAATGGTGGTTGAAAAGTACAATTTGCAATAGACTCTTTTATACCACCAACCAGACCAGCTTTCTGAATATCTTGATTAATTTCATCTGCCATTGGACAAAATGCACTTGTAAGAGTATGTGTTATTTTCACTACAGTATTATCCTCTAATATTTCTATATCATATATCAAACCCAAATGAATAACAGAAATACTAGGCATTTCTGGGTCATAAACTTGTTCTAAGTTTTTGACAACTTGTGCCATGATTTCATTTCTTTTTTTATTCATATAGATATTTATATCATCAATTCAACTTCAGTTAAGATGATGAACTCCATGTCTCTATCTTTACAATACTCTATTGCATTTTTCCACTTTGCATCATTGACCGCCCAAGTACGAACCTCGTTAAGATATTTCTTAGTTTTTCGTGAAGGCATTTTAGGGGGTTTACACTGTGCTTTAGGTTTTACTTCAACTACCCATTTCTTATTACCTTTTGGTGTTTTCACCTTGACATAAAAGTCTGGAAAGTATCTATGTATTTTACC